AACACCATCTTTCATAGTAGTATTGCAAAGATGGTGTTCAATTTGCCGTGCGATGTAGAGGATGTTAAAAAGCAGTATGGTTCCATGCGGCAATCGGCCAAGGCGATAAACTGATGTTGCCTTTAAATCCCTTTAATTGCTGGAAACCCCTTAGAGTTTATCTAACTACAAAGTAACTGGTAACAGTAAGCTTGAACGTTTAAAAATAGATAAAATTGGGCAATCAGCATCCAAGTGGCCCATGTAAAAATTGTACTTGTCGACATGTTGCGAAAGTAGTATAATAAGTTCATGGCCAAAGGTTCAGAGACTATCCGTAAGGAGTAGGACCGAAGGCGGTTCGAAATGGGGGATACATGAACGACATTACAAATTTAATACAGGTAGTACGTGATTACTACCAAACCAGTAATTTAGAAATACCTAAAAAAGTTGAGGAATATATTGCCAATTATCCTAAAGGATTATCTAGGCAAGTATTAAAAACTAAATACAATATTACTGCTGCTCAGTTAATTTCTATGTTAAATCCTGAGTATGTGAAGCCAAAAAATGCGAGAGAAAGAGCACAAATTGAGGCAGATAGACTAGGTTATGTAATTTTATCAGACTTATCCCTATTAATAACTAACAGGGATAAAATAAAGTTACAATGCATAGACTGTGAACACATACATACTACAACTATTACATCGCTGGCAGGCACAATATTAGGCTGCCCAAAATGTAAAAGTGGAAATTTACCTTGGAACAAAAGAGCATCAGAATTATCCAGTATAGCATTAGACAGACTAGAATCAGAAATAATTTCTGACATACCGGGCAATCAGACAGGCTATATAACTCTGCGACACATATGTGGAACTGAATATATAACACAGTTAGTAGGTATAGTCAGCCCTACTACCACCTTGCGAGCTACATGTCCTAATTGCCGCCCAACAGACAGACGCATAACTGTAGAAGGGCAAACTTTCGGTTCAGAATTTGAATTTAAGTGCTATGAGATATTAAAATCAAAAAATCCGGAAATCCATGTGCCCTATAGTAAATATATGGATACAAATAGACGATGGATTTGTGATTTTAAAGTAGGAGACTATTGGATTGAAGTTTCTAACTTTAAACAAGACTTTAAAAACTACTTCGCTAATATAGAAGATAAGCGAAGTTTGGTAGAGTCTAGTGGCTTTGTATTTTTATTTATTACAAGTATTAAAGAACTAAAAGAAGTAATGTCTTTAATGTAAAGATATAGTCCGACCCATATAGAAATATATGGAGAACTTAGTAACCGCTAAGTTCGTAACACAAGTGTTCATTTGGAATATTATATGGAGCTTCTGCTAACAAAGTTGCTCAAACTGTAAGTAAGTCTACTGGAGAACCCTACCCTATCAGCCAGGCTAAAGACGACATTGAGCAATATTTTACTCGCTTCAAGAAGCTCAAGAATTGGCTAGATGCTCGCAAAGCATTCATTGAGGCTAACGGGTATACATATTCGTTCTTTGGTCGTAAACGTCGTCTGCCAAACGTGTTCTCAGCGGACAAGGGTATTGCAGCACACGAAGTACGCAGCGGCATTAACGCAGAAGTACAAAGCCTGTGTAGTGACATAAACCTGTTGGGAGCCATGGACACCCAAGACGAACTCAACCGGCTAGGTATGAAGAGTCGAATCTTTATGCTTGTACACGACTCTATTGTAGCCCTGGTACCTGATCACGAGGTTGAACACTATTGCGAGATCTTAAAGACCTGTACCCAGCGCGACCGCGGCTGTTCAATTGTGGGAACGCCTATTGGAGTTGACCAAGACATAGGTCAAGACTACAGTTTTGGTAAGTTTGAAGAACACTACACACTAGAAAACGGAATTCTTGTTAAAAATGCTTAATCAAGTTCAGTTTCCAATCTATCACCTAGGGCATGACAGGCCCGAGCGCGAAGGTACAAGGGTGTTTTACACCTACGAGGTCCAGCTCTCAGATGGCGACGTATATGTCAAGCACCTAGTAGTTGATGACACCAGTGTACCAGGCAACAGCCTTGCAATGAGGCGTCTACAATTGAAAAATAGTGGTGTGACTCTATCAAAGCTGAGACACGCGGTGTTCTTTTTGGGTGACATGATCAAGTTGAGCAAAGGTGGCACTTGGTTTATTGACAGCAACGGGTATGTTTTTGAGTATCGCAAGACCAAAAGGGTACCCCTTGTGTTTAAGAACATCAGTCAAATCATTCCCATCAAAACAGGCGGCGCAATCGTAGAAGTACAAGGAGTGGGAACCAGATTCAAAGTTTTGCACGCGCCAAACCCGCAAATAAAATATGCTGGATTGTTATTGGTGGGTACAGGATACTTGTTATATGGACTGTATGAGGACAAACTGCCTGATACAGTGAGAATGGTATGACACCAGAAAAACCCAAAGCGATTGTGAGCAATCGAATATATCTAAAACCAAAGAACCACGAACACCTAAAACAGTTGATGGAGAGTCTTACATACCGGATTGAAACCAGAGCTGGTCAAAAAGGCAAAACCAAAAGGATTGAGGTCATCAAGAACTACAAGATTCTGCCACGCGACATAGTGAGTATTCCTCAAGGTCGGCTGGACTTGGTACCACCAGATTATGAAATTGTAGACAAAAGGGTCACACACGAAGTGCCTTTTCCAAACCCACGGTTTCAGTTACGAGACAGTCAACAGCCAGTGTACGACCAAGTTGAGGATACCTGTTTCATAAACGCACTGGTAGGCTGGGGAAAAACATTTACTGCCCTGCACCTTGCCCGCAAGTTTGGTCAAAAAACATTAGTAATCACACACAATACCTTTCTACGCGATCAGTGGATAGGCGAAGTGCAAAGCCTATATGGCATGACACCTGGAGTGATTGGCAGCGGTGACTTTGATATTGAAGATCACTTTATTGTCATCGGCAATATTCAGACCGTCATCAAGCACATAACCGTCTTGAGCAAAGAGTTTGGTACAATCATATTAGACGAAGCTCATCACGTGCCGGCTGAAACCTTTGGACAACTTATCGACGGTATGTATAGCCGATATCGTATTGCTTTAAGTGGTACAATGGAAAGAACAGATGGCAAACATGTTGTGTTTCGTGACTACTTTGGTGACAAAATCTACAGGCCCCCACAAAGTCACACACTCAATCCCGTTGTAAAGATTGTAAACACAGGACTGCACTTAAAAAATGATGGAACTTGGGTAGAAAAGATCAATGACCTGCTCTACAATGAGGACTATCAGAACTTTATTGCAGCCATGGCAGCAATCCAGATAAGTCATGGGCACAGTGTGTTGATAGTGGCTGACCGAACTGAGTTTTTGGAGAAAGTGAGAAATAAGATTGGAAAAGAAACTTGCGCGCTTGTTACAGGCTCCACAACATATGAACAACGCAGAGAGATCATCGAAGAACTCGAAAGCGAAACAAAGATGTGTGTTGCTGGAAGCCGTCAAATCTTCTCAGAAGGAATCTCGATTAACAGGCTGAGTTGTGTTATACTCGCAGTACCTACTTCCAATCCCATCAGTCTAGAACAAATAATTGGGCGAGTCATGAGACTACACCCAAACAAACCAGACCCGGTCGTGTTAGACATAGCATTTGCAAGCGTTCCAGAACGCCGTCAAGCCGCATTGCGATTGGGTTTTTACATGGACAAGGGCTGGACAGTGGAAAAAGTGTAAGGCAAGATAAATTTTGACTTGCAACAATAAATCATAAATGCTATAATAGTATTTCTTAAGGCGAATAATGGCTTTATTTTTTAACTTAGAAGTCTTGGAGAGGGAAGCTGCAGGTGACCCCGATAAATTCTTAGCACTGCTTACCTATCATCATCGTGGCAGCATCCCTACCAGCTCTAAATCTAAATATAAACCTAGTAAAACATCGTTAAAGGGTAGCAGTTATTTACTGAATCCTGACCCAGTATTGAATTTAGAAAACATTGACCCTGGTTATAGAACACAATACATAAGGTTAGCAGGACGTCGTGACTGGTTCCTTTACAAAACATACGGTGTAATCACACTAGACAGATCATTTTTTCCTGATCTTTTAATAGATAAAATAAAAAGCAATCCATTATTAATTATTGAAACCAATCTAATCAAATTCAAATACGAGGAAATTTACAATGGCTCTAAAATTTGGCGAAACAAAAGGCAAGGCAGTTAAGAAGTCTGTAGAGGCTTATGAGTACAAGGACGGTGAAAATACTGTTCGATTGATCGGCGGTGTCCTACCACGATATGTGTACTGGCTCAAAGGTACCAACAACAAGGACATTCCCATCGAGTGCTTGGCTTTTGATCGTGAAAAGGAAAAGTTCACAAACGTGGAAGTAGACCACGTACCAAGCTACTTTTCTGACAAGAAGTGCAGCTGGGCGTACTCAATCAACTGTATTGACCCCAAGGACGGCAAGGTCAAAGCCCTGAACCTGAAAAAGAAGTTGTTTGAGCAAATCATCAATGCAGCAGAAGATTTGGGCGATCCAACCGACTACGACAAGGGTTGGGATGTTGTATTCAAGCGTACCAAGACTGGCCCTCTACCCTTCAATGTAGAGTACAACCTGAGTGTGTTGAAGTGCAAGGTTCGCTCACTGACACCAGATGAAAGGGCCATGGCTGATGCAGCAGAAAGCATCGATGCAAAGTTCCCGCGTCCTTCTCCAGAAGAAGTAAAAGCCGCTCTCGACAAGATTGTAGCAGGCGCTGCTGGTGGTGAAGATGGCGTAGACTCAGAGTCTATCAAAGAACTAGATTAATTAAAAAGCCCCTAAGAATTACAACTCTTAGGGGCTTTCTTCACTGAGGAACTATGAAATTAACACTTAACACCTGCTACAGTAGGATACTTTGGGTAATGTGTTCTGGCCCAGTATTTAGCGACTGTGTAGAGTCTATGAAGATCATCAAAGGACCACACCACCAGTTTGAGGGTGTGTCCGGATACATAGAAACAGAAGTAGAATTTGTTCTAAAAGACTTAAAAAGATTTTCAGACCTTTGGGAGAGCTGGTATTCTTTGTCGGATAAAAGAAAACTGGATCTATACGGACTGGCCAAAGGATTGGGTGATTGTAAATGAAGATACTATTTATAGCAGATATACACATCAAACTGGGTCAGAAAAATGTTCCTGTTGAATGGGCCCGTAATCGTTTTGAGGTCTTGATGGATCAACTGTGGGAGATTCAAAAAGACTGTGATATCATGATTGTGGGCGGTGACGTATTTGACAAACTGCCCAACATGGAAGAGCTAGAAGTATACTTTGACTTTGTGGCCAGCTGCAGCATTCCCACGTACATCTACAGTGGCAATCACGAAGCAGTTAAACGTAACACTACTTTTTTGACCAATCTCAAGGGCGCTACCAACAAGATCAATGAATTGGTCACTGTTGTAGACGACTACTGGAGCAATGGTGTAGTAGATATTATACCATACAACAAGCTCAAAGAGTGGGAAAAAGACCCCGATAATACTTTTGTTAGCCTACACAATCGAATACTCTGCACACACGTTAGAGGAGAAATACCACCACATGTTAAACCAGAAGTCGATTTGGACCTATTTGACCGCTGGAGTTTGGTTCTGGCCGGCGACCTTCACAGCTATGACAATTGCCAGCGTAATATTCTTTACCCTGGTAGTCCCATTACCACTAGTTTTCATCGTAGTCTTGTCGACACCGGCGTTATTGTTGTGGACTCTGATACTCTCCATCATGTTTGGAAAAAGCTAGAAGTTCCCCAACTTATTCGTAAAACAGTCAAGGCTGGCGAAGCCATGGTTGCCACAGACTACCATCATACTGTATACGAGGTAGAGGGCGACATGAGTGAGCTCAGTGGTGTAGAAGACAGTGTTTTGATAGACAAAAAGATTGTCAAACGTGAAACTGATACAGCACTTATTTTATCTCCAGAACTAACATTGAGTGAAGAAGTAGGCGAATACTTACGTTATGTATTGAACTTAAACGAAGACTCAGTACAAAAAGCATTACAGGAATTAAAAACCCATGAACACAAACTCAATTAATGCAGTCGTGTACAGCCAAGAAAATTGTCTGGCATGCAACCAAGCCGTATCACTATTAAAGCGATCAGGTTACCAGGTAGAAGTGCGCAAGATAGGCGAAGGCCAGCCTTGGTCTAAAAAAGATCTACTAGAGTTGGTTCCTGACGCTCGCAGTGTACCTCAAATCTTTGTGGGTGATTACTATATTGGTGGACTGCCCCAGCTCAAGCAGTGCCTCCAGAAGCAGTATATATGATTACATTGAAAAAGATGAAGTGGAGCAATCCCTTCAGTTATGGTGAAAATAACGAGATAAACTTTGACAGCTCTCCCCTGACTCAGATTGTTGGTGGTAATGGGCATGGCAAGAGCAGTATTGCATTGATACTCGAAGAAGTTCTCTACAACAAGAACTCTAAAGGCATCAAAAAAGCAGACATCTTAAACCGCAACGTTAAAGCAAAAAATTACTCTATTGAACTGGAATTTGACAAAGACGGTAGAGTTTACACAATCAAAACAGTTCGCGGAGCTACACAAACTGTTAAACTGACGTGCGACGGTGAAGACATTAGCAGTCATACTTCTACCGCCACCTACAAGACAATTGAAGAACTGATAGGCTATGATCACAAGACATTTTGTCAAATTGTGTATCAGAGCAGTAGTGCCAGTTTGGAGTTCTTAACAGCCACAGACGGCAACCGCAAAAAGTTTTTGATTGACTTACTCAATTTAACAAAGTATGTAGAGCTGGGTGATATCTTCAAGGAAGAGGCCAAGAAAGTAGACGTTGCTGTTACAACAGCTCAAGCAAAGATTTCCAGTTGTCAAGACTGGTTAAAAAAGTACAAGTCCACAGACTTGACTAAACAAGAGATTCAAGAGCCGCCACCGCAACCAAAAGATCTAGAAGATCGTTGTCAGAGTTTGCGTGATGATTTAAGAGACCTTGAGGCTAAAAACAAGGCCATTGTACAAAACAACAAGTACAAGGAATTGTTAGACGGTTTAATTGTAAAGCCGGTCGGTGCCCGACCAGGTGCCGAAATACCAGTCTATACTCGTGAAAAAATTGAACTAGACAAAACAGTCAAAGACTGTGATGCTTTTATTTCTAAGATGAACAAGTTGGGTAGTGTATGTCCTACTTGTTTACAAGACGTCGACAAACACAAGATTGACAGTTTGTTGGAAGAGCAGTACTCTTCTAAAAAGTCTGCCTCTATCAGGTCAAAAGAGCTTGAGGGGTTAATCAGGAACCTGGAAGCTGAAATCAAAGCGTGGGAAAAGCTCAATGAAACCAAAGAGCTGTACGAGGAATATCATGCTCTATATAACCCAGCCATTTCTCACCAACTGCTAGACAAAAAGACTCTGGAATCCACAATCAAGTCTACAGAGCTTGCTATACAAGAAGTTAAAGAAACGATCAAGAAAGTAACTGAAACGAACAACAAAGCACTGGCTCACAATGCCAGAGTAGATGTTGTACTAACTCAGCTACAAGAAATGGAAGAGGGCCTTCAAATACACCAAGCTGAACTAGAAGAGGCCAGTGACAAACTGTCTACTCTACAGGTATTGGTAAAAACATTTAGTCCCACAGGACTGGTTGCCTACAAAATAGAGTGTTTGGTAAAGGACTTAGAGTCCACAACCAACGAGTACTTGGGCGAATTGAGCGGTGGACGATTTCAGTTGGGCTTCAGAATTGCAGGCAGTGATAAACTCAACGTAGTTATCACAGATCAAGGCAAAGACATAGAAATCTTGGCTCTGAGCGGTGGTGAAAGAGCCAGAGTCAATGCAGCAGCACTGTTGGGTATACGCAAATTGATGCAGAGCTTGAGCAATACTCGCATCAATCTGTTGATATTGGACGAAACCATCAGTAGTTTAGACACATATGGTAAAGAAAGATTGGTAGAAGTGTTGTTGCAAGAAGAATATCTCAACACTTTTATTGTATCACACGACTTCACCCATCCTTTGTTGGAAAAACTATCAGTTGTAAAACAAAATAACATATCAAGAATAGAGCATATATGACATGTGGTATATATTTACTTGAGTTCGAGGGTACGGATAGAGTATATATAGGACAATCCGTAGATATTGAAAAAAGGTATCAAACACACCTATCCAAAGCACGTAGGGGTATACATGCAGAAAAGCTGCAAAAAGCCTTTAATACATATGGAGTACCTAATCTACATATACTAAAAGTGTGTGATGAAAGCCTGTTGGATTATGAAGAGGAGTGCCTAATAGATGAATTTAATTCTGTTATAGATGGATTCAATACAGCTAAAAAACCTGGCGGAGGGCATGGGTTATTTGGGCAAGACATAAATGCAAAGTATACTAATGATAAAATAATAGAAGCTTTCCTTTTATTAGTCAACAATCCAAAACTAACATCTTTAGAAATAGCTGAAATAGCAGAAGTAAGTAAATATACTGTAGACAGTCTATCTTCCATACCTAGAAAGTGGCTAGAAGATCTTTTTCCTGAGCAGTATAGTATACTTAAAAATAGAAGTACAATTTTGCGTTTTGGAAAAAATAAAACTCTTGCAGATAGAAATAATAATTATCCATGTCTAATTTCTCCATGCGGTAGTGTATATACAGTAGAAAATTGTAGTCAATTTTCTAAAGAACATGGACTTAATAACGCCCATGTAATACAGGTATTAAAAGGCAAAGAAAAACAGCATAAAGGCTGGAGAGTATACAATGGTTGATAGCAGAGATAAAGGTAGCAGAGCAGAAACTGTTATCCGAGACAAATTGCGGGAACTAACAGGCTTGGTATGGGAGCGTACGCCTGGCAGTGGAGCATTGGATCCTAAACATCTTTTAAAAGGGGATCTGTACGTGCCTGGCGTTACAAACCTGTGGTGTGTTGAGTGCAAACACTACAAGGACGACCACATTAGTACCAAGGTCTTAACAGACAAGAATCCGCAGTTATTTGAGTGGTGGAGTCAGTGCAAACGACAGGCCGATCAGGTCAACAGAGAACCATTGTTGATCTTTAAACACGACCGCAGTAAGTTGTTTTGTGCTTTTGAAATGTTACCTGAAACGCACATTCCGTTCTTGTACATCAGCCGTAACGGGTTCGAATTTTATGTAACAACCTTAGAAGACTGGATTGTTCAAGAAAAACCAAAATTTGTGCCTTGAATAAGTGTCTTGTATGTCGTATAATAACAGATTAACTACACAATCATTATGAGTATTGAATTTAACAAAGTACAAGAACTGGAACCCCACACAGCAATCATAGTGGACTGTCTAAACTTGGGTTTTCGCTGGAAGCACAGTGGTGATACGGACTTTCTAGATAGCTATGTCAGAACAGTGGACAGTCTTCGCAAGAGTTATAAAGCTGCCAAAGTTATCCTGACCTGTGACAGTGGTAGCAGTAGCTATCGTAAGAGTATCTATCCTGGTTACAAACAAAATCGCAAAGACAAGTTTGATCAGCAAACCCCAGAAGAACAACTCGCGTTTGAACGATTTTTCACAGAGTTCAACCGTGTTATGGATCACTATAAGAACTCATCAAAGTATCCACTGTTTCGTTTTGACAAATGTGAGGCTGACGACATTGGTGCCTATATTGTCAAACACCGCAAAAAATTCAACATAGACAAAGTGGTGTTGATCTCGTCAGATAGAGACTGGGACTTGTTGGTGTGTGAAGACGTAATGCGGTTCAGCTACGTCACACGCAAAGAGGTCACACTGGAAAATTGGAACGAGCACTACGAATATGACCCAGAAGACCATATTAGTATTAAATGCCTTACAGGCGACTCTGGTGACAACATACCTGGTGTGCCTGGGGTAGGGCCCAAGAAAGCAATGGCCTTGGTTCGCGAATACGGCAGTACTTACGATATCATTGCTAATTTGCCGATTTCTAGTCGATATAAATACATTCAGAATCTTAACGAATTCGGGGCTGATGCCTTGATGTTAAACTACAGGTTAATGGATTTGCTAGAATTCTGCGACGAAGCACTGGGACAAACCAATTGTAAAACAATCAACAACACACTCTTAAACTATGCTAATTAAACTAGAAAATCCGGCATGTATGCCTACTCGCAGCAATCCAACAGATGCTGGATTGGACTTGCGGTGCAAACTCACAACCACTCTGCAATATGGTGTGCGTACTCTAGTACCCACTGGTGTGAGTGTAAAAATCCCTACTGGCCACGCAGGGCTGCTATTTCCACGTAGCTCACTGAGCAAATATGGTATTACAATGACCAATTCGGTCGGCGTAATTGACAGCGACTATCGTGGCGAAATCATGGCTTCACTCATGTTTAATGGAGCCCCAGGAAACTGCAACGAAATAGATTTACTAGCAGGTGAGCGAATCGTTCAGCTGGTAGTAGTTCCAATTATACTTCCAGCACTAGAAGTAGGCAATTGGTCAGACGAATATTGGAATGACACACAACGCGGTACTGGCGGATTTGGCAGTACTGGAAAGAATTAAGGAATATTATGGTACCAAGTACAAGAGCACAAGTAATAACTCGTAGGACTTACAACAGACCCACTGACGACTCAGGGTTAAACTTTGAAACCTGGCAAGAAACAGTTGCACGAGTGATTGATCACCAGGCCTGGCTGTGGGAACGTGCAGTAGATCGTGAGTTAAATGATCGTGAATATGCAGAACTGTACGACCTAGAACAGCTGATGCTGGATCGCAAGGTTTTGATGAGTGGTCGGTCACTGTGGTTGGGCGGCACAGACGTTGCCAAGACACGCGAGGCAAGTCAGTTCAATTGCAGTTTTACCTGTGTAGAAACAGTATACGACGTAGTAGATGTACTGTGGCTGTTGCTGCAGGGTTGCGGTGTAGGGTTTAAGCCTATTGTTGGTACCCTGAACGGGTTTTCCAAGCCCATCAAGAACATCAAGGTAGTTCGTAGTACACGAACGGAAAAGGGCGGAAATGAACACAATGTGGAGACCTGGAACCAAGATACAAAAACCTGGACTATTCAGGTTGGTGATAGTGCCGAGGCTTGGGCAAAGAGCATTGGAAAACTACTGGCAGGCAAGTATCCAGCAGAAACCCTGGTATTGGATTTTAGCCAGCTACGACCAGCAGGTGAAAGGTTAAAGGGCTATGGATGGATTAGTAGTGGCGATGAAGCGATCAGCGTGGCTTATAGTGCTATTGCTCGCATTCTTAATGGTCGTGCCGACAGCCTTCTTACTCGCATGGATATTCTCGACATTATTAACTGGCTTGGGACTATACTGTCTAGCCGCAGAAGTGCTGAGATTGCACTTTTCGAGTACGACCAGCCCGAGTGGAAAGAATTTGCGTTAGCAAAGAAAGATTGGTGGCTGCATGGAAACAGTCAGCGCCAACAGAGCAATAATAGCTTGGTATTCCGCAAAAAGCCTACATGGGAAGAAATCAGTCAAATATTTGACTTGATGTTGGATGCTGGTGGCAGTGAGCCCGGCTTTATTAATGCTGTTGAAGCTACTCGCAGAGCACCATGGTTTGCAGGATGCAATCCTTGTGTAGAAATCTTGTTAGGCAACAAGAGCTTCTGTAACCTAACCGAAACAGACATTGGCAAGTTTAAAGGCAATAATGCAGGAATGCATGAAGCTATCCGCCTTGCAGCCCGTGCAAACTATCGTCAGACGTGTGTGAACTTGAAGGACGGCATCCTACAAGAGAGCTGGCATTTGAACAATTACTTCCTACGATTGTGTGGTGTTGGTTTGACAGGCATTGTAAAACGTCCCGACATGACAGGCTATGACTATGAATATCTTAAGCGTACAGCAACTGCTGCCGCAGTAGGAATGGCTGATGAATTAGGGTTGCCACGACCAAAAAACATTACCTGTATTAAACCGAGTGGTCAAAAAATTGTAGGTTGATTTTTTGTAACTTCTATTGTATAATAATATAATGGAGGTAACAAAAAATGTATGATATTGAAAAAATTATTAATCAAGCAGGTGGTGCAGAGTACATTAAGTTTCTTGTTGAAGAACAGGGCTATACTCAACAACAAGTACAAGACGTACTTGGAATTAAGACTACCAGCAGAGTAACTTATAAAAAATTTATTGATTATTGTAAAATAACAATACCGTTTCCAAAAGTATCTAATCAAGAGTCTAGAAAATGGATGATACGTTGGTCTAAAAATGGTACGAGTTATTGGAATGATGAGTACTTGGTAGAAAAAACACTAGAAAAGCTTGGGTCTCCTATATTGAATACAGCTGGAAAATCTCAAAGATACCACATAAGCATGTGGGGCCATCCAAGCTCAAATAAGGACTCACATCAGGTAAAGGCCCACCAAATAGTGTGGGAGCTAGCCAATGAGTGCTTTCTACCAGAACATCATGAAATAGAAGCCATAGATGGCAACTTCCTAAATTTAGATATTGCTAATTTGAGAATAAGACTAGAATCTGAAAGAAAATCGTTTTATTCGTCTGGTGATAGAAATCATTTCTATACAGGTACGCCTAGATATGTAAATTACACTAGGGGTTGGACAAGAATATCTAAAGAATATAGAGACAATATTAGTAAATGTGAAATTTGTGGATGTACAAGCAATTTAAATGTACACCATATTATAAGTTATTGGTTATTTGATGACAACGATACGAGAGTACACAGTAAAAACAATCTATTGTGTGCATGCGACAGTTGTCATGGAAAAATACATCAATTGAATACATACATAGTGCCACATATTTCAGAAATGAAATATAAAAATCTTCTCGAATTGCTGGAATCCCTCAAGAGCCAAGTTCCAGAATCTTTGATAGAAATATACAAAGATGTAGAAAAGCAACTTGGACTAACAGGCAATCAGCAGCCAAGTACCTAAAGTAATTATTTACTATGGTAAAGGTTCAACGACTAGTCGTAAGACGTAGAACTCTAGAGAGTTCGAAGTGGGAAGCCCCGGAAGGGTGAAGATATAGTCTGATCTTTATAGAAATATAAAGAAAGCTACTGGAATCGAGTAGCTTGTAACATAAATGACATTAAGCAAAATCATGGATACCACAGAAGGAGTACACAAACCTCTTGGAAAGTACATTTTCAACAATGTACAATTCTCAAAGTTTGATCCAGTTGTAGACAAACTACGGTCAGCTAACTACAAAGTGATCAATCACCCCACCGATCCTAGCGGCGTTCTAGTGACATTCCCTGTAAAATGGGACGATGTACCGTTTGATAAAGTAGATGGCAAGGAAGTCAACTTGGAGAGTGCCATTGATCAGTTGGAACGCTACAAGATGATCCAGACGAGCTGGACTCAGCAAAATACGTCTGTGACTATTAGCTACGATCCAAGTGAGGTTGAAGACATTAAACACTGGCTGTTAAACAACTGGGACTGCTATGTAGGAGTGAGTTTTCTATTCCGTAGCGATCCAACAAAAACTGCCAAAGACTTGGGGTACCTCTACCTACCACAAGAAGTAGTAGACGAGCAAACTTACCAAGAGTACACACAAAACTTGTTACCTGTAGATATTAACTCAGCCAACAGCTTTGATGAAATTGTACAGGACGACTGCTCCACCGGAGCCTGTCCCATAAAATGAAGTAATAAAAAAGCCCCTCAACCTATGTTGAGGGGCTTTTTTCATTTCATCACATCTTTGACGTCTTTTGCAGCTTGTACAATGTCTTTGTTTTGATTTTTTCTTAGAAAATTGGCTATCATTCCTAAAACTGTATAAGACATGAAACCTACACAAAACCCTGCCATCATTTGAGTTTCCCAGTTGCTGCTAGCTCCGGCTATTTCCAGTAAGGGATGTGCAAATACTATGGCACTACCAACGCTCATTCCACCCCTCATAAACGCTTCACCAATAGTTTTTGGCTTAATAAATGTCAGGATTGCAAATCCTCCAAAAAGCCCGCCTACCATTGATGCGACTTTTGCAGTTAAATAACCTGTTGGATCAGCCATAGATCACCTCTTACTTGTTTTCGCGAGAACGTACTATTTGATCTCGCTTAGATTTAGCCCATGTCTGGCCACCGTCTCCGCCCCACAAATCCCAAGCAACTCTGCCTGCTGAGGGAAATCCTTCTTCGCCACTATTGAATCCTGTTGCTTTTTTGTCTACCTCATGACGACTGAAAAATGAATGCATTCTCATCACTGTTCTATCGCTCAAGGTCTCGCGGTTTACTAATTGATTTGCCCTGGCCATGCCTACAGCAGTACCACCACTGTGACCCTCTTTTTTCCACTTCAATGCACGTCGAGCAGCACTGGCCATTCCACTGGTAGGCTTGTGGTTGTTTAATGCCTTTTCATTATAGCCAAGCGACTTTTCGTCTTCTGTATCTTCTTCTGGAGTAACAAATAGTACATTGGCATTGTCAGTATCTTGATTGGGATCTTCCCAGTCATCGCAGGTACGAAGAGCACTACAAGTGATGCTCCAACGAGTACATACAGCAGCAGGCATACCTTCAATGTCTGCCCAAGGTGGGGTAACTGGTAAGTCACTGGCTTTCAATTGACCCCCAGGTCCCTCAATGATGCAGTCCTGTGTTTCCGGATCATTTTTGTAGTGTGCGCAGTTCATGCATAAACGAGTACGTGCCAAACCCTCTGTTACGCCCCATATTTCTTGTTTACGACCCCAAAACTCTGTACTGGGATCGCGAGGATCAGCAGGACCCAATCCTGCATACTCAATGGTTTGTAAGTGGTTTGCCAGATTTATATCTTTATACATCGTGGCTACCGGACATAAATCTGCCATGGTCTCTCCTAGTTTTTATAGGCTAAAATAATTTGTTTACACATCTTTGATCTAACAATGTCACTGTCCAAGAATCGAACAACTTCAATGCCCTGAATACCCTCTAACCTGGTAACTGCATCAGTTAGTCCGCTGTCATCACCAATATCACTCTGTTCATGATCGCCACTGATAATCATTTTGGTGTTGCGACCAATACGGCTCAACAACATTTTGAATTCGGTTTTTGTGCCGTTTTGCATCTCATCAGCCAACACAATGGCGTTATCAAAAGTAGCACCCCTCATGAAACCTAGTGGACGTGGTTCAATTGCTTTGGTTTTTAGTGCATACTCATAGAACCCTTTGCCCAGTGATCGTGTAAAGACCTGATCAAAGGGATCTAAGTATGGCTCATATTTTTCTTCTAAAGTACCCGGTAAAAATCCCAGACCTCTGCCTGTTTCTACGTTGGGTCTGGTTAAAATGATCTTTTCCACACGTCGGTGGAATAACTCACTTGCAGCATAACTTGCAGCTACATAGGTTTTGCCTGTACCTGCGCTTCCAATACCAAAGACAATTTCATTTGTCTTTATAGCATTTAAATACGTTTCCTGTATATAATTTAGTGGTTTTACTTCCTTGAACTCTGTTCTGATCAAGAACTCGGATTTAGGGGCTTCACTTGCTGCTCGTCGAGCCTTTTTTCCACTTGAATTTGCCATAGATTTTGAAGGTTGATTGAAGAACACCTAGAGAAGAAGCTTGCCTTCTGCTAAGCGGCGACGTGTTAGTCCATTTAACACAATACCCTGAGCTTTATTCCATTTTTGTATTTCTTCGTGGGCACCCCACCAGTCACCCTGATTGACTCGTTTTCGCAGAGTGCTAATTCTGTAGTTACCTAATCCACAGTTATAACAAAAACTAATGATTGCCGCCAACCTTCGGGGCGGCTCATTTAATAAGTTTGGGCTAAGGTTGAGAGCTCCATTCACAAATTTTGAAAGCATTGCTTCAAAGCGTTCATCTGCTTGTTGTCTGGTCCAGATCAATCCAGGTACAATATCTGGTCCAGTAGTACCCCAGCCAATAGTCCAAGGGTGACCTGCCTTGAGCAATTCATCTAGTGTCATTTGAGCTGCTTGAGCCCCTGAAATAAGTCCAAGACCTAGTGGACTTGCAGGATCTGGATAGCTTTCACAGTCACCGTTTGGGAGTTTTTTGTGATAGCCCTCAAACGGATGCAATAGTACATCTGTACACAGTTTGATGGCTTCTGAGATCATGACCCATTACGCTTTTCAATGCTACGACCCAAAAACCAAAACGTCAAGATCATGTTTAACATTGCAAAGTCGTCTGGTGTCCAGTGGTTACGGGCTATGTCAATCCAAGCTGCTCCGCTGTTGATGGCATGTACAATAATGGTAATCTTGAAGGCCACATACATACTGAATAGTATGTAAGTTATCATTGGTCGTACAAGAGCACTCAATGCAGCTACCCAGCGATAGCTGGCAGCTGCTTCTTTTGCTTGACCTTCAAATGCACTCTGAATAGCTTGGGTTTGTGCCACCCCATAGTCAATGTACTTTTCTTCAATTTTGACCTGACCTTTGGTCTTTTCCAGATCAATTTGTAGACCGTACATTGCCAGTTCATGTTTGCGGTCATCTTTGCGGTCAAAAAACTTTAACACCTCTGGAGCTAAACGGAACAATCCACCAAATAAGCTTCCCAACAATCCACTAGCTGCAAATTCTAGCATATCTATGCTCCTATATTTTAATACTGATTACCAGGTAGATCTGGAAGGGGTTGTACAGTGCCAGCCAGCGCGTGTGTACAGTCTCTCAAAAAGACAACCTCACCGGGCTGGGCTCCGTTGCAGCCGATAAAAGTATGGCAACGCATCTCCATCAATTCAAATTGAGGGGCAGGCCGAAACAAGCCAGCTGCATGCCATGCCTGTAAATCTGCCTCTCCCTTTGAGGTGAAGCGGCGTCCGGTCACCAACACACTGGGACTAAATACAGGTAATTCGGTGTCTCCGTTCCAGGTCCAGCGAGGACCAAGTCCCTCACCTACCCAGACTACATGCATCTCGTTACATCCCTGACACCAGTATCCCAGGCCACCGCCTTCTATGTTACGAAATTTATGTGAAAGTACTCCCATTAAGTATTTCCTATTTTTAATACAGGTTATCTATCAGATTGATTAATAACACAGTTTAATAGTAACATTTCAGGCGTAATTCTCTTTGTGGGGACTGTTCCAGTCATGGCAAGCCAGCACCATTCAAAGCAGTACATACGCCTACTGTCTCTGACCCCCAACCCTACAAATGCCAACAAGCTGAACCAGTCATAGGCTGCACCCTCGTACTTGGAAAACAATGATAAAGCCTCTTCATTGTTTCTTTTAACAGTTACCAAGTCCCATTTTTCTGGTGACCACTCACCGGCTTCTAGTACATGCAGTCCTCTGCTAGATGTTGCATGAAATAGCCGGCCATCTATAACGATGCCGGCATGTGAGTACTGACTAACCAATCGGGCTTTGATAGTCCAAGACGCCAATTTTTGCCAGAATGTAGCATGTTCAGCTGGCCCACGACGCAAGGCTAGCTTCACACTACTCTCCTCTTGCATCGCGCAACAGTTGTTGTTGTCTACACACTGCTGTAACTGCCATTACAACTTCAGCCAGTGTGGTA